ACGTGATTAAGATTGTGCGAGACGGTGACGCCTACGACATCTTCGGAACCTCGCGTCTCGAAGGAGTTGCGGACGACATCGTCACGCTCAATCAAATCCTCGATGATAACGCGGAAGCGATTGCCGCGAAGGGACACCCGTATTGGATTTTCAAGATGGGTGAACCACAGGGTGACGTTGACAACCCCGGTGCAGGAATCTGGCCGAAGGACCGCATCGAGCAGTTCTCGAACGAACACACGAAGGCTAACTTCGACGCAGGACAGAAGGACTTCGTGCCGGGAGACGTTGACGTTGACGTAGTTCACGGAGAAACGGCTGACATCAAGCCGACTGTGAATTACCACACTGAGCGCATCCTGAGCGCGATGCCTACTCCGAAGTTTATGGTTGGCTTCGCGGATGCTGTCAACCGTGACATTACGACGGAGCAGTACGATGCGTACTTGACGCAGGTTCGGAAGACTCGCCGTGAAATCGAATCGGCGTTCCGTCCTGCACTCAAGCGGAAGGCTCGTGAGTGGGGTTACGACGGTGAAGCCGTCGAGAATCTGGAACTCTCCATCGAGGAGGAAACACAGGATAACCCGCTCGAAAACAACAACTTCGACGCACAGGAGTTCAAGGCGATGGCAGAAGGACTGCGCTCGCTTGAGCAGTCGTCCAGTGTTTCGACTGAGGAGATTCGAGAGAACTTCCTTGGTCTCGACGCTGACGATATGCCGACTGTGCCAGAAGGTGAGGAACCGGATGACGACAGTGGGGACGCGCCTCCCAACGATGACGGCTCGGATGAGCCAGAGGAAAACGGTGCAGAGGAAAGTAACTAACAATGAGTGAATACAACGAACAAGTTGTAACGGAGCAGACAGGCGTTGCAGACGGTGGAACTTTTCAGGCAGAGGTTGATACCTCGAAGGCTGACAGAGTTCTGCTCTACGTTGACGACGGTGCTGGCAACGCGCCTGCTTCCTACAATTTCGATATTGAAGTAGCGTACAACGACGTAAGTTCCCCGACGTATATGCCTCGAAGCAGCGTAACGTCTTCGACGGCAACGCACCACGCTTACACCGACGTGGCCCCATTCTCGTGGCGGTTCACGTTCACTAACTCCAGTGGTGCCTCGGCGGACTATCGCGTCCGAGTTGTGTCGCTACAGGATGCATAGAATCCCGAGGTAATCTCGGAGAACCACAACACTTAAGTCAGTCCAACAACAAGAACTATATAAGTCTTTCGATTGGCGCTGACTCAATAAGGAAACACTAACAACAATGACAAATCAACTACAGAACGAAGGCGAACTATTCGTACTGAACAACGATATGGCCGCTGTCACGTATAGTCTCGGTCTCTACAACGACACGACTGACTCTCTCACTGACAGCGACGGATACGCGGCTATTACGACTGAACCGAGCGGTGCTGCTTACTCTGCACAGTCGCAGGGTACTGTCACCATCCAACTCGACGGTTCGAGCGACGGACAGATTGTAATAGACCCCGTTACGTTCGACGTGAGCGACTCCACCAACACGGTTGACTCGGTGTATATCCGAGACTCCTCGACTGGAGACCTCATCGCAACGAACGCAATCGGCTCGCAGGACCTCAGTACGAAGGACGGTTCGCTCGAAGTATCGAACGCTGGCTTCAGTCTGGACTAAGGACTCAGGCGGCGTCGGCCTTATCCGGCGTAACACAGCCTCAATAAAATATGAGTAATATCGCAGTCTGGACCGACTCGAATGGTAGAGTGGGACGGCTACACCACCAGCCAAGTGAAGTAGACACATCTGGCGCACACGTAACGGAGAAGTCACCACCTGACAGCAATACTGCTGACTGGGTTGAGGACTCACTCCATTACGACGAGGCACAGGACTCGTTCTACTACGTGTCGGAGGACCCGTTTGATGGTCTGAATTTCACTGACGCGGAGAAGAAGAACGTCTTCGACGCAGTTCAACAGAACGACTTGGTTGAGATTCGCAACATCGTAGAACAGGCACTACAAGCGTAAGCGGTTTGATGAGATTATTGAATGGTATCATACTACTACGTCGGTTCGTCTGGTGAAGGTTACTCGCAATACACCGAGTCATCCACGTTAGAGGGTTCTAACACCACACCTAATGGTAGGGTTTGGGGACTGGATGCTTCGGCTGATGGTACAGAAGTCTACGTTATGGACGACACCGACGACATTCTGTACCGATATGATGAGACTGGTACAGAGCAATGGAGCACCTCCATCGGAGGATTCAGTGTTGCATTAGACGAGGCCAATAGTCGTGTCTATACCCCAGTTAGTGGTACGATGTACGAGTTTGACACGGCTGATGGAAGTCAAACCAACACATTCTCCATCATCGGAGGAACAGCCTACGGGGTTGATATTTACGAGGGAGATTTGTACGTGGCATCGGGTGGTGATGTTGCAGCATACACCACGAGTGGTAGCACGATTTGGACGCGTAGTGGTTCTACTGGAGACGGTGTAGACAGTAGTAACCTCTACGAGATTAGTGTTGATGGTGGAATTGTTGCTACTGCTGGTTTCAGCGGAATTGTGTATGCTCTCGACACAGCAGACGGTAGTGATTTGTGGAACGTGTCACCATCACAAGCACAAATTCGTGGACTTGGTACAAACAGTAACGGAACTGTTGTAATCGGAAACCACGAACCTGCTATTAGAGAATACGACTCTGCTGGTAATCTTAACTGGACATACACTCCACGAAACAATGGCTACGGTGTCGATATTTCCAACGACGGGAATACTGTGATTGCTGGAGACGCTGGTGGTTGGGTGTACGATATTGATGGTGCTGGAAATCTCAATTCCGAGTTCCAACCATACACTACAGCGATAGAAGACGTTAACTACGAGGAGGCGGGTGTAACCCTTGAGCAGATTTCTGCTTCTCAGACGAGCGTTGGCGCGACGATGAATACCACGACGGTTGTGGAGAACGTCGCCGTAACCGCGACTCAGGTAAGCGCCTCTGCGACTATGGAGTCGCCTGCCCTGACAGAGAAGTTCGACGCCACTCAACCAACTGCCAGTGCGACGATGGTGTCGCCTGCTGTAACCGAGAAGATTGACTCAACTCAGGTTACGGCAAGCGCGACTGCTAACGCGACGACGGTGGACCTGTCCCTCGACTCGACACAGGTGTCCGCGACTGGCACGATGCTCAATACAGAGGTTGAGGGAATCACGACGGCGACAGCCACCACCGTGTCTGCCTCTGCGTCGATGAACGGAGGACAGGTTACTGTCTCTGATGTGAGTGCTACGCAATTCACAGCACAGGCGGATATGCTGTCCACTGAACTTGATGGAACGAGTAGTGTTAATGCGTCACAGGTAACTGCGAGAGCGTCGATGAACAGCGTGGGAACACGTGGTGTTAATCTACAATCCATCAACGAGTCGAACACTGTCAGCCTGACAGCAACTCAGAACTCGTCGTCCCTCACTGACACGACGAATAAGAGCGAATTAACTGCAACAGCAAACGAGGTGAACTAAATAATGGGAACATTCTACGTTAAAGAAGATGATACTGAACCCGTCCTCGAAGCGACACTTCAGAATCCTGACGGGAGTGGTGTAGACCTCTCCGGTGCAGGTGTTGACATTCGCATCACGGAAGCCCGTGGTGGCTCGAATGTTGTGAACGCTGATGCGTCGATTCAGGACGCGGCGAATGGTGTAGTTCGATACACACTTCAGTCGAGTGACACTGAGAATGATGGGCGCTATCGCGTCGAGTTCGAAGTTGAATACTCGTCTGGAAAGATTGAGACGTACCCCAACAAGGGCTACCATACCCTGATGGTTGGGCGAAATATGGAGGTGTAAGCGGATGAACCAATCTCGCTGCACCACAACACTTAAGTACGCTGACTCACAAGTTATATGTGACGACTTAAGTCTTTCGGTTACTCGCAGTTCTGTGACACAATGACGGAGGAAATTACTACTCAGACGGGTGTGGCGCAACTTGCTCGCCCCCGCGATGACGGTGCTATGGTGATTAGTGGCATCGCAATCGGGGAAGACGAGGTTACGCAACACCCCAACGAGAATAAATTTTGGCCTGCCGAGCAGTTGATGGCAGCCACAGACTCCCTTGAAGGAGTACAACTCACGAAGAATCACGAACACGATAAGGTTGAAGGCGTTATCGGACGTGTCACAGAAGCGACGTATAAGGAAGGTGTAGGTATTCTTTTCGAGGCAGAAGTCCACGACGAAGAAGTGGCTAACAAGATTCAGGAAGGTCTCCTCGAAGTGTCAATTCACGCACTTCACGCGAACGGCGGCTGGACTGAAGACGGCGAGATGATTACTGAGAACATCGAGTTCAGAGACCTCTCCGTCGTTCCACGCGGTGCCGCACCCTCGAACGAGGTTCGTGTCGGCTCGCTACAACCAGCAACCCTCTCCGAAGACCTGTCGGCGCTCTGCGAAGACACCTTCGGTAACTCCTTCAAGGACGCAACACTCGAAACCGCACAGGAGTTCGGCATCGAACTATCGGAACACAGTGAAGAACTCGACGAAGTGTATTCGTCGTGGCAGGATGCAGTGAATATGACGCCCGCGCAACTCCGTTCGTGGAGTGAGAACCCTTGCTCCCGTGAAGCGTCGGTTCGTCCGACACAGGTACTTCGGCGCAACCTCCGACTCTTGGAGAAGCCGAAGCAGGATTGGACGGAGCGTGACGTTACTGACGCGAAACGCACTATCTCGTTCATCGCTCGAATGAGAGAGCAGCGTCCCGAGAACCCGCGTGCCGGACCCGTCGAAGGATGCCCGAGTAAGTGGGCTATCAGTCTGCTTAACTGGGCGTACAATCCGTTCGACGCACTTCCGGCGATGCCGGAGGATATGGATGCTGTTGACGAAGTGCGCCTCGCACGACACGGTGACGAACACGGTGACGAGGAAGCGGAATTAGCGTCGGTACACGAAGTGTCATATCAGGGAACGGAGGAAGACGACTGGTCTGCTCCGAACCTCGAAGACTTCCCACCGGAATACTTCGACGCTGACGGGAACGCCAAGTTCGACTTGGTGGACAATCACTTCCTGTACTCTGAGACACAGTTCCCACCCGAGAACTACACGGAACTCAAGTTACCTGTGGTTTCCCCGAGTGGGATGTTGAATCTGTCTGCACTTCGTGCGGCTAAGTCTCGCGCACCACAGGCTGACATTCCCGTAGACCAACAGGAAGAAATCCAGAACATCGTCAACGAGTTAGTCGAGCGAGAGTTCGGCCTTGACTGGTCTGACGATACGGACTCCGCAGAGGAGAGCGATGACGGTTCAGACGAACAGGCGGACACCGAGTCTGCCGAGAGCCAGAGTTCCTTGGCGGAGAACGAAGCAGAATCACAAGAAAGTGATACAATGACTGAAGAAACAGAAGAAACTAACGATACGGAACTCGACGCCGAGGCTCTCCAGAGCCGCGTTGAGGAACTCGAAGCACAGAACGAGTCCCTCCGTAGTGAAGTTGAGGCTGTCCGAGCGGAATACGCTGAAACCCTCGCTGGTGACAGCGCGTTCTCCGCTGAGGAACTGGCCGACAAGTTCACTGTAGAGGAACTCCGCGAGAAGTACGACGACTCTGAGGCAACGCTTGCCGAGGAGAAGCCTGCACCCCAGACTGGTTCGATGGAGGAGACGGAAGCCTCCGAGGACGAGACTGACGAGGAGCAGGGTGCAGAAGTCGCACTACTCGAAACGCAGGTAGAAAAGTATGACTCGATGGGCTGGGACTCGGCTAAGGCCGAGGCCGAGACTCGTCTGAGTGAACTCGTTGATGAGGACGACGAGTAAAAACAACACGTTCTCAGCATAATATAAGGTAATACAACAATGGCAAGTGACGGAACAGTTAATGCCTCTGAGGTAATTACTCAGGAAGCAGTTCGCGCACAGTTCGAAGAAATCGCACAGGAGAACCTCGTCTTCCGCGAGGCTTTCCGACAGGTTGACGCAACAGACATCAACTCTGGCTCCTACGAGGTCCCCGTCAAGGGCGACACTGGTGAGGAAGCCGGTACTGTCTCTGAGGGTAGCAGTATCCCTACTTCGCAGGACGCACAGGATAGCAAGACGACTATCTCGTTCAGCAAGTACGCTACTGGTGTAGAAGTCACCTACGAGGCAGTTCAGGACAGTCTCTTTGACGAGATTGCCCTCCGCGTGGAGGAGAAGGCTCGCGCTCTCGCAGAGGGTCTCGATGCTGCTGCGTACACGGTGCTTAACGGCAACCTCAACGCAGACTCGCCGGTTGGTTCTGCCACTGGTGATATGAACTACGACGACGTAGTTGACGCGATGACGACTCTGGAGGAGGACGGCTACGCGCCGGACCTGCTCATCGTCTCGCCCGACTCGAAGGGGGACCTTCTCAAGTCCAGTGAGTTCACTCGTGCGTCCGAGATGGGCGACGACGTGATTCGAAACGGTGCCTTCGGTGAAATCGCAGGAGTCGAGACGATGGTTTCCAACACTGGAGACCTCGGTGCTGGCGAGGCGTTCCTCGTTGACTCCGACTTCTACGGTATCGAGGCTGTCCGAGAGGATATGTCGTCCGAGGAGGACGTTGACACGGTGACGCAGAAGCGCATCATCACTGTCTGGACCCGTATGGGCTGGGCGGCTACTCGCGCTGACGCCGCTGTCAAGATTACGGCGTAAACCACTTAATCCAATTGGGTGTACGGATTTATGCCACGAATCACTACAGAAGACGTGCGGGAAATTGTTGACACGGATGTGTCAGAAGAATCTCTCCACGCCTTCATCGAAGACGCTCACCGCGTTGTTAATCAGCGCATTGCACCGTACACCGATGATTCAGGTGCCATCTCAGCAGTCGAAACATATCTCGCTGCACACCTCGCAACCTCGAAGGAACCCCGCGTTCAATCGGCCTCTCACGAGTCCGTCTCATTCGAGTACAGTGAGGAGCAAGGGCAGAAGCACTGGCATCAAGCGATTTTACTGGACCCGACAGGCCGACTCGCTCGTCCCAACGGATACCCAGTCGTATCAGTGTAGGTGTTGCGCTAATGGGTAAAGCCTTCAAGAACGCCGATGTTGACATTGACGGTGTTGCGTTGACAGTCTCACGACTCGAAGCGATGAAGCCGGAGGAAGCCTCGTATAAGGTTTCCGCGAAGACGGATTACGCTGTCTATGTCGAGTTCGGTACGAAGTTTATGCAGGCTCAACCCTATATGCGCCCCGCAGTAAACCAGACGATGCGTGAAGCAGATGTGTACGCCAACCGAGCGGATTCGGTGGACGAGTTCGTGGAGTTGTTGGCTGAAGCAATTGCGGATAAAGCGCGTACTCGCGCTCCTGTTGACACAGGGAAACTCAAGAACTCCATCGAGGCGGAGAAACTATGTTGACTGTATAT